TTATGAAAAACGTATTAGTGCAATAGAAGCTAGACTAGAGATAATGAGAAACGGAAAAGATGGTGACTGAGACAATTACACTAATACTATATCTTTCCGGCAGCGTAGCGGAGCATACTGCTTTTGAAAAGCTGTCCAAGTGTTTAAAGGCTAAACGCACCATAGAAAGAAACTTATATAAAGATACGGGTACAGTACGATACTCGTGCGAATCTAAAACAGTTGAAATCAGCAAAGGTCCAGACGGTAAGAATTACATCGTAAAAATAGTGGAGTAAGCAATGGTAGACCCCATCACAGCCATTGCCTCTGCAAAGATGGCCTATGAAGCCATTAAAAAAGGTTTGCAGATAGGCAAAGACATAGAATCAATGGCTGGCGATTTGGGCCGTTGGATGAACTCAATCCACGATGTCAAGAAAAGCCACGAGAAAGCTAAAGGTCGTAGGTTTGGAAGTGTAGAAGAAGAAGCACTTGAAACATTTGCAGCTAAAAAGAAAGCAGAGCAAATGGAAGAAGAGTTGCGCAATTTTGTAAACATGACATATGGACCATCAGCATGGTCACAGATAATAAGAATACAAGGTCAGTTACGTAAACAGAGGTTAGAAGAGGAACGGCTGCGCAAGCAAAGGATAGAAGAAATAATTGTATGGGGTATGATTATATCCTGCATTGTTTTATTCTCTGGTTTAATACTGTGGGTAGCCGTTACAGCTTTTTAACTTGACAAATCAATATAAAGATGGTATAACTTAAATATGACATTAAAAGGACCACAGAAAAGTCTCAAGGCTTGGACCAAACAAAAGTGGGGTACTAAGAGTGGGAAGCCGTCTGGAAAAACTGGAGAACGGTACTTACCTGCTGCGGCTATCAAAGCGTTGTCACCGCAGGAGTATGCGGCTACCACCAGTGCTAAACGAAAAGGAACTGCTGCTGGTAAGCAATTCGTCAGACAGCCTAAAGCGATATCAAAGAAAACCGCTAAATTCAGAAGAGGTGTGTAATGCTAACCGCACTGATAGGTCCGATAAGTAATATTGCCTCTACATGGTTAGAAGGCAAAGTAGAAGAGAAGAAAGCCCAATCAGCAAGTAAAGTTGCTAAAGCACAAGCTGAAGCTGTAGTGATGCAGAAGAAAGCTACAGGTGAAATTGATTGGGACTTGGAGATGGCTAGAGGTAGTCAGTCTTCGTGGAAAGACGAATGGCTTACTATATTATTTAGCATACCCCTTATACTAGCTTTTATACCCGGAATGGAAGAGGTGGTTGCAAATGGTTTCGCACAACTCAATTCAATGCCTGAATGGTATCAGTACTCACTTGGAGTTATCGTTGCTGCTTCTTTCGGAGTACGTTCGGCTACAAAATTCTTTGGTAAAAAATAATGATTGATTGGTGGAAACGATGGCTGCAATTTAATGTTACAGCCAAGCTGACTATGATTGCTTCTGTCGCAATGTCGTGGCGTTGTGCTGAGTGGTTTATGAATTTAGAAGACCCAACAACACAACAGTCTGCATTTGTTTCTGTTATTATGGGTGTTATGACAGGTGTGTATGGTATCTATCTAGGTAGAGAGTCAAAGGGCAAGTAGATGAAGTATATTCGCACACATTTAATCAAACAGCTTGTTCAAAGCGAAGGTCTACGCTTAGAGGTCTATCAGGATACACTTGGCATTGATACTATTGGAGTGGGCAGGAATTTAGAGGACCGTGGTATTACTGAAGAAGAATTGAATACTATGGACATACCGAACATAGAAACAGTGTATCAATATGGTATTACCGAAGTTGATGCTGCTTTTCTATTAGAGAATGACGTAGAGATTGTCGAAAAAGAACTGTTAATATCGCACCCTTGCGTGGACAGCTTAGACTCTGTACGTCAACTTGTACTTGTGGATATGGCTTTTAATATGGGTGTGCCACGTCTATGTAAGTTTAAAAAGATGTGGGCTGCTGTACACGAAGAAGATTTTCGTACTGCAGCAAAAGAAATGCTTGACAGCAGGTGGGCTGTTCAAGTAAAAGGACGTAGCCATAAATTAGCACATGCTATGCATCACGGAGAATTAAAATAATGGCAAATGAGTTTATTGAAAGAAATAGCAACGGAGTTCCCAAATTGTACGTAGGCAAAAAGGGTGGGGACAAGCAGCTTATAGGTACAGCGTCTAAAGCCGATATAAAAAGATTGGGTATATCAGGTGATGGGATATTTGGAACAGCGAAAAAGGCCATATCAGGTTTGTTTTCAAGTGACGATAAAAATGAAAGTAAATCTATTTCTGAAGGGTTAGGCTCTTTTATGTCAGGTCTTTCAAAAAATAAAGGTGGTTACATAGGTAAGCCACGCACAGGCCATACAGACTATCGTTTTAACAAAGGTGGCATGGTTATGTCATCTACAAATAAAATGAAAAAGAAATAATGGCTAGAGAACTAAACGAAAGACAACAGAAGTTTCTTGAAGTCCTCTTTGAGGACGCTGGCGGTGACGTAGTTGCCGCTAAGAAACTGGCTGGCTACTCAGAGTCTACTGCTACAACTGCAATTGTAAAAGGTCTCAAGGAAGAGATACTTGAAGCAACGCAGATGTACATGGCACGTAACGCACCTAAAGCTGCTATAGCTATGACACACGCTTTGTATGACCCAACTGAACTAGGTATTCGTGATAAGATGTCAGCAGCTAAAGAACTGCTTGACCGCACAGGTTTGATTAAAACAGAGAAGGTACAAGTAGAAGCATCTGGCGGTGTTATGCTTATGCCAGCCAAAGCTACAGTAGAGGATGAAGACTAATGCTAACAGATGCTGAAAGAGCCAGAAAAAAAGAACGTCTTCGTTTAGAAAAACTTAGGCAGACAAGCGGTGCATACGATGACTCAGTTATGCGAGAAGCACGTAAAGATACTACGTCACGTAAAGGTAAAAAACAAGCAAAGGCTCGTAAAGAAGTTACAGAAGCATTAAACCGTCAAGCTAAACGAAAATTAGCTATAAAAAAATCTCAGGCTAAATCTCAGACAATAGTTTCTAACGATAGAACTGGTACAATAGATTACCGAGAATCTGGTATGACTAAAAGTACAGTAAATAATAGAACAAACAAATGACACGCTCAGCAGGGCAGTGGAAACTTCCACAGCCAACAGATATTAAAGACGAAAACGAATGGGTACAGATACCACGCATTGCACGTACTGTACCATTTGGTTACAAGCGAAACGAAGAAGACCCCGACATTCTTGACCCCATTCCAACTGAGTTGGATTTGCTTGAAAAAGCCAGAACACACGTAAATCAATATAGCTATCGTGAGGTAGCTAACTGGCTGAGTACAAATAGCGGAAGATACATATCTCACGTAGGTTTAAGGAAACGGTTAAGTAATGAGCGACAACGTAAGAACAAAGCTGCAAGCCTCCGCAAATGGGCAGACTATGCGCAAAAGGCAATCGCCAAAGCGCAAGAAATTGAAGAAGCAAGAACAGGCGCAAAAGCCAACGGTTGAGATAAAAGAAACTGTATCTGAAGCTGCTGAGTTTGAAAGCATAGAGGAAACAGCTAATGTATTATTTAAACCTAATCCCGGTCCACAGACTGACTTTCTTGCAGCAAGTGAACGTGAAGTATTATACGGTGGTTCAGCAGGGGGTGGTAAATCTTATGCCATGCTTGCAGACCCTCTAAGGTACATGGGGCATCCGCAGTTTAGTGGGTTGTTGCTTCGACATACTACGGAAGAGTTACGTGAACTAATATTTAAATCACAGGAACTCTATCCAAAAATCTGGCCCGGAATAAAGTGGTCAGAAAGAAAGATGCAGTGGACTGCGCCATCTGGTGCGAGGTTGTGGATGTCATACCTCGACAGAGATGAAGATGTCCTGCGTTATCAGGGTCTGGCTTTTAGCTGGATAGGCTTTGACGAACTGACCCAGTGGCAATCGCCATATGCATGGAATTACATGCGAAGTCGTCTACGGTCCACTGCCCCTGACTTGCCCATATTTATGAGGGCTACAACAAACCCCGGTGGAAGAGGGCATCACTGGGTAAAGAAAATGTTTATTGACCCTGCCCCATATAATAAGGCGTATGATGCGACAGATAGTGAAACGGGTGAAGTTCTTCGATATCCAGCAGGTCACAGCAAAGCTGGGAAACCATTATTTAAACGTAGGTTCATTCCTGCTAGATTATCTGACAACCCGTATCTCTCTGAGTCAGGTGACTACGAAGCTATGCTCTTGTCGCTCCCAGAGCAGCAAAGAAGACAACTCCT